TTAACTTCACTATTGTATGAGTTGAGTATCTCAAGCAAAGCGTGTAATTGCTCGAATAGCTCGCTTGCTTTTAATGGTGGTGAAACCATCTCTATGCCTCTCATAGCTCTGTTGCGATTGCCTAGAGAGCCGTCACCGATTATTTTCCAATAAGAGCGAGTCCTATGATTGTACCCTTGTGCTTCAATTGTAAGCAATGGATGATTGTTGCAATCATCAATAAAGCTTTGGAATTGGCTTTCATCAATGAAGCACTCAAGCTCTAGTCCAATAGTACGGCTATTGTCCATTAACTGGACAGCTATGTCTTGAGCTTGCTCAAGGTTTATTTGTATGTTTTCTGTAGTCATATGATATTTTATTTAAGGTTTTATTTTTGTATAGCATCGTTGCTATGGTTAGAATTTGCCAAAAAGGGTAACCGATTTCAAGAATAAAAACACGATATTTGAAAAAAAAGGGTTACCCATATTTTACCCTAAAATTTACCCATTAAGAAAAGGGTTACCGATTTGCCAATTTAGAGCATTAAAAAGGGTTACCCATTTAGAGAAAAAAGCTTATTTCACGCCAGAGTAAACCAAATTTCCTAAGTTGCTTATTTATAAGTACTTACAAAACATTAAAAAATTAAAAGGGTTACCTATTTTGTCAGGATAATCTCATAAGTTGCTGATTTACAAGTACTTACGACACAACGCAGGGGTGGAGGGGTGCTAGCGTTGGCCCCGGTGGGTTTGCACGGATATGTAAAACGCCCCAAAAAAAATTAGTAAACTCAAGGGGCTATACTTGACAACATTCATGCAATCTGACAATTCCTTATATATGTTGTATTTATGTATGGTATTGGTTTTGCAAATTTGCAACAGGTGTTTTGCAATATTGCAATAGGGTATGCAGGAGAAAAAACAGCTAGAAACAGAGATCAAGCAGGCGATTGTAGAGGTCGCCAAGGACAAGGAGATGCGTAAGGTCAAGAGTCTATCTAGGCACAACCCTGAGAGGGTCGCCAAGGTACTGTACTTATCTGCCATAGGAGTATCTCAGACGAGCATAGTTCGTAAATATGACATACCTAGAGCCGTGGTCATCAGTATAATGGTGGACTACGCAGATTACAGAAACAAGTTCCGTGAGCTGGGCGGCAAGCTATCTGCACGATCCTATGTTAATCTAGAGAGTTTAGAAGAGGATATTATACAATCAGTCAGAGAACGCATACAAACAGGAGAGTACGAACCATCTCCGAAAGACATCAAGGAGATCAGTATAGCTAAGTCAAACTCGGCAAGGCAGGCTATGACAGCTAGAGGTGAGGCTTCGCAGATAACCGAGAGCCGAAATGTAGTAACCCAAGAGGACTACAATGATACAATTAAGGCTGCGGAAGAACGCATTAAACAGATAAAAGGAGAGATAATAGATGCAGATTGATATGACAAAACAAGAGCGTAAGGCATTTAATGATGCCAAGGCTATACTAAGCGAGCACTTTGAGAACTATGCCTTAGTGGTTATAACAGAAGAAAACGCACTTAGATATGACTACAAGAATCACTACATTGGCAAAATGCTAATGCGTGAAGCCTTATCTGAGATGAACAAGGATATAGTAGACATAATATGGGATGACGAAGAAGCCGAGGTAGAAGATGAAGAAGAATAGATGGAACTAACCTTTACAAAGCACCCAATCATTCAGCCGCCTACTGACGAGCAGATTGTTCTTCTAGGTAAGAATGATCCACAGTTATTGGCTGATTTGCACAGGGTGCACGAAGGTAGAATCCAATCTAGTATAGATGAACCTCTGAAGCACGGCTTTGACCTAGATGGTTGGAAGCGAATGCAGACAGGGTTAGAGCAGTACAATGAGTGCCTAGTACTTGGTGGTAACCGTAGTGGTAAGACTACAGGATGTGCAAAGATGGTCATGCAGGCAGTTACTGAAAGCATGGATGGTCATATTGTTTGTTTTTCTCAGAATGCTGATACATCGGTCAAGGTGCAGCAGGCTGCCATATGGGAAATGATGCCGAAGGAGTTCAGAAAGAAAACAAAGAGCATAGATGGATATATTAATTTTTCTATGCAGAACGGATTTACAGGGTCTTCGTTTATTTTTCCTGACACCAAGACTAGAGTAGATTTCAAGACTTATACGCAGTTTACGAACAATCAAACCATCTTAGAAGGTTTTGAGTTCGGCTTCAAGAAGGCAGAAGGACTAAACATAGGAGCTTGGCTTGATGAGTACCTAGGTGATTCGGCATTGGTAAATACACTTAGGTTTCGTTTAGCCACTAGAGATTCTAAGTTAGTTATTGGATTTACACCGATTGATGGGTATACCCCATTTATTTCTGAGTATCTAAAAGGAGCAGAAACCAAAGAGACCAAACCTGCCGAGCTTCTAAACAATGAGTCCGTGCCTATTGTGCAGTACAGCCCTGATAGAGATGCCTCTATAGTTTATTTGCATTCAGATGAAAATCCATTCGGTGGATATACTCGTATAGCCAAAGACCTCAAAGGCAGACCTCAAGATGAAATCAAGGTGCGTGCATACGGCTTACCTGTTAAGTCAATGACAAGTCTGCTACCATTATTTAATACAGAAGTAAATGTACTATCTCAGACAAAAAACAAATACGGAATGCAATTTCCAGATATTACCAATCAGCGAAGATACAGTTGTTATCAAGTGGTTGACCCTGCCGGAGCTAGAAACTATGTTTCAATTTGGGCAGGAGTGGATGCAGAAGGTAGAGTTTTTATACGGAGAGAGTGGCCCGATAGAGATACATATGGCGAATGGGCAATATATGGTGATCCGAAATGGAAGTACGGTCCTGCTGCTAAAAAACTAGGATACAATGTTCAAGGATACGCTGAACTCTTCTACGAAATAGAAAAAGAGCTCGGCATAGAAGTTGTAGAGCGAATAGGTGACTCCAGGTATTTTGCTAGAGAGAATGAGGACAACGATGACTTGTTTACTAGTTTCTATGACTACGGAATGCACTTTGTGCCTTCGGATGGTCGCACAGAGGAGATGGGCATTTCTGCATTAGATGATTGGTTCAGCTATAATCCAAATGCAGATATAGATGCAGCTAATTCACCAATGTGCTATATTCATTCGGACTGTAAGAATTTAATTGAAAGTTTAATTAACTATAATTCAAAAGGAAAATCAGATGAAGCTCTCAAGGACTTTTTTGATTTAATAAGGTATCTTCGTATGGCTAACGCTGGAGAAGGGCCTGATCATATTAGTTCAAGAGAATTACTAACAACTACAACAACAAAAGGAGGCTACTAATGGCAAAACGAAAACTAACAGAGTTAGCAGAAGAATACGGCATATCTTTTGATGAAGCGAAGGATTTGGCTTTTGAAAAATTTGATGAAGATATGATTACAGGTAAAGGTAAAAACACATGGATTGACGAAAGGGGTCAAGCTATGCTAGATGACCTTGTTCCTATTGATATAATCTACAGAGGGCGTGTAGTGGCTGAAGCACCAAATCCTAATTATGTAATTACATACATAAAGGAGTTAACTGCTAAAGTACCTGTACGCATCCCTATACGATATAAAGGAATGCTAAATAATAAAATAATTCATGTACAAGCCGATAATACAGGTCATGCACCGAAGTATAATTGGATACCTACAAAAGTAAGAACATAGTTTATGGATAACGATAATATTTCGGAAGCACTAACATATGTCTCGGAGAGTCCGAGCATAAATACTCTGCGTTATGCTTATGACCAAACAGTAACAGAGCTAGAGGCATACTTTGATTTATGCCGAAGCAGTTACGATGACAGGCGAAATTGGTGGGCAGGCAAAAGCCGTGATCACAGAAAGCATGGTTCAGATGCATTCCCTTGGGAAGGTGCTGCCGATATGGAAGCCCACACAATTGATGAAAGAATTACTCGTCTTGTATCTCTGTTTATGTCTAGCCTCAATCGTGCTAATGTCCGTGCTTTCCCTGTAGAAGCAGGAGACATGGCTCGATCTAAAGTTGTATCTAGCTTTTTGAAGTGGATGGTAACCTCTGGTTACATTCCAAGGTTTCAAAAGGAGATGGAACTCGGTGCTAACTATCTTTTGGAGCGTGGAATACTAATTACCTATGTAGGTTGGCATCGTGAAGATCGCAGATTTCTTCAAGAGCTTGATTTAGAGCAAATTGCACAAATGCAGCCTGAAATAGTTGATTTAATTCAGTCAGGTGAAGCCGACAATGAGTTAGTAAGTACTATTCAGCTAGTTTTTCCAACTGTAAGCACTAAAAGGGCTAAAAAAGCCATCAAAGACCTTAGAAAAACAGGAAAAGCAATATTACCTGTTGTTCAAAGACAAATTGATGCCCCTGAAGTCAAAACATTAGCACCGGATGGAGATTTTTTCTTCCCTCCGTATGTTACTGACCCTCAGAGAGCCCCATATTGCTTCTGGAAGACCTATTATACTGCTCAAGAGCTAGAAAACAAGGTTGTAACCGATGGATGGGATGCAGATTTCGTTTCTTATGTAATTGATAAGTACAGAGGTGTAAATATTGACAGCATTGAGCGTGAGCAAGAAGGTAGACGCAGTATTTCACTTACTGATAATGCTTATGAAGCAGAAGAACTCATTGAGATTGTTTATGGTTATCAAAGACTAATTGACAAAGAGGATGGATCAGAAGGTATTTACTGCACAGTATTTCACAAAGAGTTCGATGGCAATGATGAAGCCCCAGGCTTTGCAAAATTTGAATTATTAAATGGATACGAAGATTATCCTGTAGTAGTAAGTAAGTTATCTGAGGATTCTAAGCGTTTGTACGATACACAAACAGTACCTGATATTCTTCGAGGTATCCAAAACCAAGTAAAAGTAGAGCGTGATTCTAGAATAGATAGAAACTCACTAGCTACTCTACCTCCGATACTGCATCCTGTAGGTCAAGCACCAACCGATTGGGGGCCTGGCAGAATGATTCCATATCGCAGAAAAGGAGACTTAGACTTTGCACCTACACCACCTAGCCCTGTTGGTTCTATTGAAATAGAAAAAACAATGGAAGCACAA